GAAAACTAAATCTGCTGAAGTTGGCGTCAATCCCGTAAATGAAACTAAGCTTAATTACTTGCTTGGCTTATTTGATGAAGAGAAGAAAGAGTTAGGTTCTACACTTTGGGGGGCTTACAATGCTCTAACTCATTGGTCGACTCACACAGATTATAAGGTAGAAAGATATAATCCTGAAACTCACAAATTGGAAACTATTAATGGTGGTCGCACCAATGCCAATAAACCAAACGTGGAGAGACAAAGAGCAGATGTTGTAAGAGATTTACTTACTTCAGACGCTTGGCAATCTCTAGAAATGGCTAACGCTTAATGAATAATGGCTTAGAATTAGCATATGTAATTTATAGGACAGTTGTGGTTATACTCTTCTGTCTTATAATTTACGCTATCATAATTGTTTAATTTAGGAGAAATAAACATGAAAAGATTACACTTAAACAAAATGTCTACACTTCTTGAAAGTTTGGAAGTTGTTTCACGTAATGCTAAAAACAAAGGTCATAGATCGGGCTTTAGATGCCATGAACTTGCATTGCAGTTGGCTGATCAATTTGAAGTTTTTAAACCTACAATTGAAAGCGTTATTACTAACAAGGAAAATAAAAACAATCCTTTCAAGATCAAAGGTAATGACATGATAACAAGCGGTGAATTTCAAGTTTACAAAGTGATACGTGACAATGAAGACAAACTTGTCAGAGTTATTGACATATACAATGACAAGACACATGACAAAGCTTTTAACACGATTAGGCAATACGTAAACATTTTAAAGCAAAAAGGATATTTACAAGCTATAAAAATTAAAGGTGATCGTTTTAAATATTATAAAGCTTATCCACTTTCTTTTCATACTCAAGATAGAAACTTGGTTAATAAATTATCTAGTTGACTTAATTTTTTAAATAAGATTATAATTGAACCACTCAGGGACTTTCTTGGGTGGTTTTTTTAAAACCTTAATTTTAAATAGAAAAGGATTTCTTACAATGGAAACAAAACAATATTTAATTAAAAGTGAATACGATTTTAACAATAAAAAATTTAATGCAGTTAATAATTGCGAGCTTACTGTCCAATTTAAAGTAATGGATAGTTGTTGTTTGGTCGAGATTGTTGGGCGTTATAATGGTCGCACCAATGAAGAATTTAAGCATCAAATCTTTTGCCATAAAGATCAGATGTTAAAGATTTTACCTAATGTTAACGATCAAGTTGCAAAGGTTGATGAGCCAATTAATAAAGATAGAGTTTTAATTGATCAAAATATTGGTGTTATATTTGAAGAGGAACAAACCAAAAAAGCACTTTATCAATTAGGCTTGCATGGTCAATTAGATTTAGAAGAGTTAATCGAAGAAAAGAAAGGAAACTAATATGGCTTACTTTTTAAAAGAACTATTAGATTTGTTTAAGTGGATTTGTTGTGGCTTTACTCTTGCTTATTGCTTGGCTAGTTATCACGGCTTAGATACTAGCTTCTCTAGTTTGTGGGGTTAATCATGGCTTATTATTTTCAATGTAAAGATTGCGGAAAGAAGGAAACATTTCCTAAAAGAAAAATGTACGATGAATCAAAGGAAGGTAAAAAACAAGAATATGAAACTGTACTTTGTGTTTCTTGTGTTTCTAATAAGGTTCGTCTAAAAGGTAATCTAATAATAATTTAATGAAAGGAAATAAATAATGTCTTTAGTTTATGAAAACATGCCTAAGAGAGAGCTAGGCTTAAAACAAATTGCAAAGGTTGAAAACTTTATTAGTTCGAGGTCTCGCAATCCAATTGCAAATCAATTTAGAATTACTTTACAGAATGGAACAGAGATATTTCAATCTTACAATTCTATTGTTGCAATAAAAGTAAATGGTTTAACGTTTCTTGATCGCACGTGTTGGAATTACTCCAATACTACCTCAAGGTATCGTAAAGAGTTTTTAAACGAGGATACTAAAACCACTAAACAAAAGATCAAAGATGATGTTTATGTTTTGATGAATTTGAATTAATACTTAATTTCCTCCCCTGTGAAACCTCCCTTGACTAGTTCTTGGGGGGTTTTTCTTTGGGTTAATTAGAATAATAGTTAAGCGGTTGGTTTTGTTGGGTTTCTTGGCGGGTTGTTCTTTTGGTATTTGTTCGCAATCTGTACCTCAATCAATCCCTTTTGGGTTTAACTTGTATAACTAACAAATGACAAATCCTATTACATGGCGTGTATACGTGCAGATGATTGGCAGTTTAAAAGGTGGGTTTAGTTGTTGGGGGTGTGTGTTTGCCTATGGTCAACACTTCTTAGATGTCTTTCACGACAAACCAAAAGTTAAATAAATCCTTACTCGCACGGGTACGCATGGGACACCCCCCTCCCCCCAGCATATGCTAGCAATGTCGCCATATTTTTATGTGAATGAGTTACTTGTACAGGTTATTCGCACCCTCCAAGTAAACAGGCAGGAAACCTCGTGGTCGCACCCCTTTGGTCGCACCCTTTAGGATACCCCTATGTGTTACAGGTGTATTTCCCCGGAGGTTCTACTCCGATTGTATCCATCTTGACGGAAAAGTCAAGTAAATTCGTCACAAATTTTTTTTTATTTGACATTAGGTTAATCTGTACGTATAATCTAGGTATCAAGACCAGTTAGAGCAGCAGCAGTCAATCCTTTCTCGTGCTTTGGCTCAACTTTTTAGGCTCTTGACTCACTAAACAAAGGAAAAACTCGTGTTTGAAGCAGTTGTACTCGTCTGTTACTTAGGATTGGCGTCTGATTGCCGAGAATTACACGATTCACGTGGTCCTTACGACACAGAAATGCTCTGTAAGCAACGAGTTGTCGAAATAACAACAGAATTACCAACTTGGTTACCTAATTACAAGATGATGGGATACAGATGTAATGAATTTACTCCCGAAAAAGACTTCCCAGCGTGAAATAACGCCCCAACAAGAAGAATTTCTGAATAATCTGTTCGAGAATGGTGGCAATGTCACCGATGCAGCACTTCAAGCGGGCTACGCTAAGGGTAGCATCACATGGTTAAAGAACAGTTTAGCCGATGAGATAATACATCGCACAAAGAACATACTGTCTATGAACGCATTTAAGGCTGCTACACGCCTTGTAACGACAATAGACAACCCAGTACCCGAAAGAGGGGACGACCTACGCTTCAGGGCTGCAGAATCGCTGTTAAACAGGGTTGGCTTGGGAAAACAAGAAACAACTAACGTAAACGTACAGGCAGTACACGGTATTGTCCTGTTGCCACCTAAGAAAGGGGTAACTATTGATGGGTAAAACAAAAACATATGAAGAAAAACAAAGAGACAAGCGAATCCAAAAACAAACAGAAAAGCTTGGAGGCCCTAAAAAGACTCCGCAGCCTAAAACTTTAAAGAAAGCTGCTCAAGAACAATTCACTAAAGCAAGACTAACAACATCTGCTTCTGCATTGCTTCCTGCAGCGGGATTTAAACCTGCAACTCCTAGCCAATTACTTAACGGCTTTATGAAAGGTTACATGGGTTTGTACAAAGAAGCTGTACCAAAAGAACTTAGAGATAGAATTAAGTTTGAGATGAAGGGTAAAAAGGTTGTGAAAGACAAAAAAGCATACGGTGGCAAGATAATAAAAAAGAAGAAGTAAGTAATCGATGGAGATTGAGTGAATGCTAAGTAGTGGAATAAGACTAGCAGCAAGATTAGTTGCACCCGGAATGCTTGATTTAAGGTCAAGTACAAAAAAGAAGAACCCTAAATTAAAGTTTCCTGAAAGAAAAGAAAATAAGTTTGTACCCAAAGTATATGCAAAGGGGTCAGGTACAAGAAAAGTAAATGACTGAACCTGCACCGAAGCGTGGTCGTGGTCGACCTAAGAAAGACCCCGAAGCACCAAAGCAAAGATATTTCCTGTCTGCCGCAGAAAAGGCAAGACGACAATCACAGAAGAGATTACGTGACGCAAAGAAACGTGCAGACAAACTAACTAAAGTAGCAGAAAGTAAAAGAAGATATGCCAGAAAGCTTGAAGAGAAAGTTGGTAACGTTGAGAAAGCTCTTAAGGGAGATGCAACTACCGTTATCGATACAGGCGAGTTATCAACACTTCCTCCACCTGTCCAAGAACTTGTGGGAAATCGTGAAGTGGTGTTTCAGCCGAATGAAGGACCTCAAGAAGAGTTCCTTTCGTCTAGCGAAAGAGATGTACTCTATGGAGGTGCTGCTGGTGGGGGCAAATCTTTCGCCTTGCTTGCAGATCCGCTTCGTTACTGCACTAATCCTAATCATAGGGGTCTTCTTCTCAGGCGTACTCTTGACGAACTTACTGAGTTAATAGACAAGTCACGACAGCTATACCCAAAGGCTTTCCCCGGAGCGAAGTTCAGGGAGTCAAAGTCAACGTGGCATTTCCCATCGGGAGCAACCATTTGGTTTACGTATCTAGACAAAGACAAAGATGTAACCCGATTTCAAGGACAAGCTTTCAACTGGATAGGCATAGACGAGATAACCCAGTACCCGACACCTTACGTGTGGGACTACTTAAGATCAAGACTGAGAAGCACCGATCCAGAACTACAAAAGAATCTGTATATGAGGTGTACAGCCAACCCCGGAGGAATCGGTGGCTGGTGGATCAAGAAGATGTACATTGACGTAGGTGAACACAACAAACCGTTCCCTGCATCTGACGTCGAAACAGGTCAACCTTTCTTGTGGCCGCAAGGACACGAAAAGGAAGGACAACCTTTATTTTATCGCAGGTTTATTCCTGCACGTCTAACGGACAATCCGTTCTTGATGGCTGATGGGCAATATGAAGCTATGCTTCGTTCACTACCAGAGATAGAACGTAAAAGATTACTTGAAGGGGATTGGGATGTAGCCGACGGTGCAGCCTTCCCAGAATTTAGTAGAGCTAAACATGTTGTGGAAAGTTTTGACTTACCTACCAACTGGCCCCGAATACGTGCCGCTGACTACGGGTATGCGAGTCCTTCTTGTGTGCTGTGGGGTGCTATTGACTGGGATAACAATATATGGATTTATCGTGAATTGTACGTAAAACAGTTGACAGCGGAGCAATTAGCGGATAGAATACTAGAAGCGGAGCAATTAGATCCGTTACCTCACTATACAGTATTAGACTCATCATGTTGGAACAAGACAGGCTTTGGTCCTTCCATAGCTGAAACAATGATGAGATGTGGCGTTCGTTGGACGCCCTCAGACAGAAACAGAATACAAGGTAAGATGGAAATTCATCGTAGGCTTGCAGATGACCCAAGAACAAACGAACCTAGATTACGAGTGTTTTCGAGTTGTAGCAACACTGTCAAGCAGTTGGCAGCAATTCCTCTTTCCAAAACTAACAGCGAAGACGTGGACACAAAAGCAGAAGACCACGCATACGATGCGTTGAGGTATATGTTAATGACAAGGATGACAGGTTATGCGGCGATTCATCAAACGCTTAATGGTATCAAGAATCAAGTCTATCAAGTCCAAAATGAAACATTCGGGTATTAATAAATGGCAGAGATAACAAAAGATTCTACCCTTAGAGAAGTTTTAACTTACTACGCTGATAAAAATAAGCGAAAGCAAAGTTTTGTTACAGAGGGTGTAAAGTTATTTAAAGATATTGCAGATGAAAAAGGATCTGCTCTTAAGCTATTTACTCCTGATAAAAATAAAAAGACACTTCTAAATAAAGTTTTAAGTTCAATAGATCCTGATAGTGTAGGTCTAAAACAACCCATGCAAAACCTACGTCAAGTAGGGTTAGCTTTGAAGGGTGTCATACCTGAAACAGATCCTGCTTATGATTTCTTACCTGATAAGCAGACTAACAGCGAAAAGAACTTAAAGATATTTGGCATTGAAGAGCCTGAAAAGGCAAAGTCATTAGTATCTATAAAAGTCAATCCTCAGACAATGAACGAGTTGTTTTCTAAAATAGAAGAATTCAAACTTGACCCAAAGACAGAAGCCATAGCTGATGCTATGCTATTTAACTTGAATACAGGCTTGCGACCTAACGTTGCAGGAGGATTAAAAGTCGGGGGTGTTTATTTTCCTGAAAATGGTGCGATATATATAACTGCTGAAACTAAAGGTGCAAAAGGTAGAAGAGTAAATGTTCCTTTGAGTCCTCTAGCAGACTCTATACTACAAAAACGTATAGCTGACGGTAAAGTCAAAGACAATCAGTTCTTTGTAAAGCCAGATGGTAAAGTTGTAACATCTACAGATATGACCAACTTACTCAAGCAGATAAAAATAAAAGATATTATATTTGATGCTTCAACAGATAAGTACTACGACAGTCTTGCCCCAGAAGGAAAAGATGTTCCCGGAAAGAGAGGATCAAGTCTTTTCAGAAACATCCACACAAAGATAGGACAAAAGGCAGGAGTTCCTTTTGAAAGAATTGCCTACTTACAAGGGAGAAGTCTTGTGGCAGCAGCTCAAGGTTCAGTCGGTGAAGTGATAACTTACGCTACTGATTTTCCGGGAGACATTGACCCTCAAGGTTTTGATGCACAAAAAGCAAATCAGATAAGTTCAATATTTCAGCCCTCTGTGGAAAAATACGGATATGACTTATCTGCTATGACTCCTAGAATAACTCCTAAGACAGCAGGCTTTGAAAATTATTTCGATGCTCCTGCAGTTCCTGAGTTAGACGCAACAATAACTAACAATGGAAATACACTATTAGATTCTAAAGTAGAGGTTAGCAGTATTGAAGATTTTACTGCAGAAGAGATAGAAGAATTAAAAAATGGTGGTATTAATTTAGAGCCATCTACAACTAAAAAGATTTTAAAAAGTGCGGCCACAATTGCTGGAACAGTTGTCAGTAAGACAGCTAAATCTATACCAATCGTAAGTGGAGTACCTGAATACTTTGAAGCAAAAGAAGCAGGCGATCCTGAAGATATAGCGAGAGCTAAAGGTATGATGGGAGCAGTTTCACCGATAATGCCTAGCGACATAAAAGCAGGTGAAGAACTTGTTGGTGCTGTGGCAGAGCCTTTAGTAGAAGAAGCAAAAGAATCCATGCAAGAACAAGACGTAGGTTTTCTAGGAGGACTTATGACAAGTTTTGGATACCCAACAGCAGGTAGTTTTGCCGCTGGGGGATTTATAACTAAAAGAAAATAGGAGGGCAATTATGCCAAACAATAACTATAACTATGGTGCTGCATACATAATGAACAGCGACAAGACATCAGTTGATGACCAAATGGGAGCAGACCAATTAACTCGTATGGGTGCAGACTTTGACACAAAGATTGAAAACTACGACTTACAATCTGATATGCCAAAGAAGCAATCCAAGCCGACTGTTGAAGCTTCTTTCAATTCAATGGCTGACGACAAAAACTACTTCTAAGTAAGGTAAGCATATGGCTGATAATTTTCTTCAACCCGAAGACGATACTGGTGTACCTATATCTAATCCATCGGAGCAGATGCCCGGATTAGCAGGATACGTACGCAGTAAATTCGAGGATTCTGAAAACGGAAGACGTAGTCACGAACACAGATGGTTACAAGCTTTTAAAAACTTTAGGGGAATATATGATTCCACAACTCAGTACAGGGATTCCGAACGATCTAAAGTATTTATAAAGATAACCAAAACTAAAGTTCTTGCTGCGTATGGTCAGATTATTGATATTCTTTTTGCCAACAAAAAGTTTCCAATAGTTGTTGAGCCAACCCCAATGCCAGAAGGTATTGAAGAATTTGCACATATGAAAACACCTTTAGATGAAGTCGTAGATCCTTACGGCTTTGAGGGGGATGGCAGAGATGTTCCGCCCGGAGGGTTACAAGCTAATCAACCGCACAAACTTGGAACGTACGATCAAGAGTTTCCAGATATGTTAGCTAAAGGTCCTGCTAAGATGGGCGAACCTCAACTTAAACCTGCACAAGAGATGGCATTACGAATGGAAAAATGTATCCATGATCAGCTTCTCGATACAAACGCAGTCAATGTGTTTAGACAGGCTGTATTTGAGTCATCTTTATTGGGTACAGGGATCATTAAAGGTCCGTTTAACTTCTACAAGCGAGTACACAAGTGGGAGAGAGATGAAAATGGCAGAAGAAATTATGTTCCGTATGAAAAGGTCGTACCTCGAATAGAGTATGTATCTGTATGGGACTTCCATCCTGATCCATCAGCAACAAGCATTGAAGACTGTGAGTACGTAATACAAAGACATCGTATGAATCGTCAACAGCTTAGAGGTCTAATACAAAGACCCTACTTTGATGCAAATGCTATTGAAGAATGTTTAGCTAAAGGTGCTAACTACGAAGATAAGTACTACGAAGACACTATCAGAGAAGATGAGACTGAGCCATACTACCAAGAAAACAGGTATGAAGTTCTTGAATACTGGGGTGTTATAGATAAAAAATATGCTGACGAAGTTGGTATGGAAGGCGTCGAGGAGATGTCTGAGTTTGATCAGGTACAAGTAAACGTTTGGGTGTGTGGTAACGAAGTTATTCGTTGTGTAGCAAACCCGTTTACTCCTGCTAGAATACCATTCCAAGCTTTTCCATTTGAGATAAACCCATATCAACTATGGGGCGTTGGTGTTGCAGAGAACATGGAAGATGCTCAGTTACTTATGAACGGTCACGTTCGTATGGCTATTGATAACTTGGCACTTGCAGGTAATCTTGTATTCGATGTAGACGAAGCTAGTTTAGTTCCCGGACAGAACATGGATATATTTCCCGGAAAGATATTCAGAAGGCAGTCAGGTGTAACAGGCACAGCAATCAATGGTCTTAAGTTTCCAAACACAGCAGGCGAAAACATACAGATGTATCAAATATCTCGACAGCTTGCAGATGAAGAAACAGGCATACCGTCAATCATGCACGGTCAAACTGGAGTAACAGGAACAGGTAGAACTGCAGCAGGACTGTCAATGCTCATGGGTTCTGCAGGTCTTGCCATGAAGACTGTTATAAAAAATATAGATGATAATCTACTCAAGCCAATCGGTGAAGCTTACTTTCAATGGAACATGCAGTTCAATGAAAACGTAGATGACATAGAAGGTGATCTTGAGATCAAACCTCGTGGTGTAGCGGCAGTGATGCAAAAAGAAGTAAGAAGCCAAAGACTTACATCTTTACTACAAACTGTAGCAAATCCTATGCTTGCACCATTTATAAAAATACCAAATTTAATGAGAGAATTAGCGATAGCTCAAGACATTGACCCAGATACACTAGTCAATGATGCAAACGAAGCTCAAATATACGCAGAGATGTTGAAAGGAATGCAACAAGATGCTCAACAAGGAACAGGCGAGGGTGCTAGCCCCGATAGTCAACAGCAAGGAATGGGACAACCTAGTGGAGTATCTCAGCGACCTGAAGGAACTGACAATCAAGGGTCTGGTAACGGCACAATCGGAGTCGGAGCTACGCCAACTGCAGGGGAAGCTGGGTTTACTGGAAATGCTCCTCAACCTGAAGAATAATCATAAGGAAGTCATAAAGAATGTCTAGCCTACTAGATTTTGTTGATTTTGGATCTACGTTTTTCGGGCAGCCCGATAAGCAACGAATAAAACGTCAAGAATATTTAACTGAAAATGTGGACTACTATAAGCAAGGATTAGATGCTACAGGAATAAAAGTAAGTGATCCTGAGAGATGGAGCGACAAAGACGATCAGCAAAAACGTGATGTAGACATAAGTCAAGTCGGAGTTACTGAAGATCAGGAAAGCCAAGAGCTATCAGCCACTGATCTAGCTAACTTAAGTGGTGGAGTCAGTAACGCTTTGAGTAGTTCTTCGTCTTTAGAAGCTATAAATGCTAGTTTTATCGATTATAATACATCCTTGCAAAATGCAGGATTTAAAGATAGAAGTCAAAGTTTTTTAAGTAAGAATTTTGGAATATCACTTGCTGCTCCTCAAAGTGTAAAAGATGTTAAGCAAGATATAAAATCAATTACAGCAGAAAGAGTTGCTAAGAGTGTTGGTAAAAAAGCTCTTGGTCTATTAGGTTTTAATCCCATTGCAACAAATGTGTTAGGTGCATTTGCTCCTGTCACAACGGTTCAAGACCCACTAGGTAATCCTGCAGGTAGACCTAGCCATGCCGTTATGGGAACAGCTATGGATGTAAACTTTTCTATACAAAGTAACAACATATCTCAAAGCATAGCAGCTATGAATGCAAATGTTGCGACAGGGTATGGTGGACAAAAGTCTCCTACTGGATTTTTTGGGTATGTAGGGGGGCAGCTTGTAAGCAGGGCCCCTAATGGCAAAACTTACACTGGCGTAAACGCTGAGTACGGTAGAATGGCAGAAGCCTTCAGTAAAGGGTATGCTCCTATGGGTTATAATGTTGATACGGAGACAGGTACAACTTCGATTGCTGTTAGTACAGGTGGATTCAGAGGGTATACTGAAAAGGGGGCTATTGCATATGGCAATCAGACTGCACTTGCAGGATCGATGAAAGATGTTGAAGCTACAGGATCAAAGTATGGTATCACTAATAAAGAAGTTATAAATGCTTTAGAAAAAGTAAGAAGCCAATATACTTGGCTAGGTAATCTTAAGAATAACGTAAAGAACCCAATAACTCTTTCCCAAGCACTAGCTGAAAAAGCAAGCAGTGGGAGATACACAAGAGGATCTGATTTAGGAGATGCTACAGGGTCAGTGGGATCGACAGGAGATTTAGGCGGAGCTACAAGTGCAGGGTACTCAACACCATCAAACGTAGCATCAGCTTCTAGTTTTGGAGATGATAATTCATCAAATGACAGTTCTTCTGGTGGCGATTCTAGCTCTATGGGGGATGTAGGGGGAGACGGGGGATATGCCACTGCTAAAGGAGGAAAAGTAGGAAACGGTTTTGCACTTGGCGGAAGAGGTACAGCCGAACCTGCAGGATTTATTGGTGGACCTCCTGAAAACTACAGTGATCAAACAACCATTGCAGATGACATTCCTCTCAAAGTAAAAGACGGAACATTCGTAATCAACGCCCCTGCTGTAGAATATGCAGGCTCTATAGACATACAGAAAATGTTATCTGAAGGTTATCAAAAAGCTATGACTAGGGACATAGGGGTTGACAAAAACTTTAAGATTGGTAAAATACCAAGTAGAGAAGAGTTAGATATACAAATATCTCGTGGCGAAGTTGTTGTCCCCCCGCACGTAGCAAAAGCAATAGGCTACGACAGATTAGAAAAAATAAATAACAGAGGTAAACGTGAGGTAACACGTAGGCAGCAAGAGAGTGGTCAAGAACAACCTCAAGATAAACAAGGTTTTGCTGCAAAGGGCGGTAACTTTACTACATTTACTATAGATAAAGTTGCAGATGCGTACAAAAATAAATATCCATCTGCTTCTGTAGCACGTAAACAGATAAAAAAACTTACAAGAAAGATGCCACTAGAAGATGCTTTAGCTATTCTTATATGGGGCGAAGCTAAGACTTTAGGAGATGAGGGACTTGAGGGAGCAGCTCACGTTTTGATGAACAGAGCAAATGCAGAGAAGTACCCCGGATTTGGAAAAGATATATACGACGAGATAACAAGAACATACAAAGGCTCGAAAGGTGAAGGAATATTTGAGTTCAATGCACTTGAGCCTACAAAGTTCAGAGAGACTGTAAAGAGATTTAAGCAAGATCCTAAGACTTATGCGAGAGTCAGAAACATTGCTGAAGAAGTAATGGCAGGAGCTAGAAAAGATTTTACAAACAACGCTCTTTTCTTTTGGAATCCAAATACATCAGGAAGTAATTGGTATAAAAATAAAGTTGATAGAAAAGAATTCAAAGAAACATACAGAACTGTTAGCCCCAAGAGCAAGAAAACTTTACATGTTTACCATGTGCCGTCTGATTTCAAAATGGATACATTCTTAAAAAAAGAGAAAGTTACTCCAGAACAATTTAACAACGAAATACCAAAACCTAAGATGCGACCTGAAGAAGATCGCAGTGATGACGGTGGAGGTTTTATAGATTATCTTAGAAGATTATTTTAAGAATCCGTCAGCTACCCAGTAATATCACTGGCCCTGACAAACCGAAGCAGCTACCCACAGCCATGTGGCACTGCAATAAATGAGGTAAAATACAATGGCAAAACAAGTAAAAGGTGCGAGAGCAAACAAACCGAATGACTCCTTTGGAGTTCTTAACAATCCAAATCTTTACAAAAATAAATACCGTGAGGAAGTGGATAGAGACGATGATGACGATGAAGTACAAGCTCAAGACCCCACTCAAGAAGAACAACAAGAAGAAGTGGCTACTCAAGAACAAAGTACAAGTTTCGTAGAATCAAAACAGCCAGCAGAAGAACACGATTACAAAAAGCGTTACGATGATCTTAAAAAACATTACGATGCTAAACTCAATGAGTTCAAAAGTGAGCGTGAACAGCTAGCTAGTGAGATAAAAGCAATTAAAGAAAACATGCAAAGTTTACCACAAGGAACTGTTCCTCCAAAATCTGCGGAAGAACTTCAGGAGTTTAAAGAAAAGTATCCTGATGTTTTTGAAGTAGTGGAAACTGTTTCTGGTTTAAAAACTGAGCAGACAGTTGCTAGTCTACGAGAAGAAATCCAAGTCGTTAAAGAGAGGGAGAAAGCTCTTAAGAAAGAGAAAGCATATGAAGAACTACTTCGTTTGCACCCTGATTTTGGTACGTTAAAGAGTGATGAGAAATTCATTGCTTGGCTCGATGATCAGCCTGAAGAACTAAGCAACGGTATATATAAAAACAATACTAATGCTAAGTGGGCTGCTAAAATAGTATCTCTTTACAAAGCAGAAATGGGCATATCTGCGAAAAAACCAACCAAGTCTATGAAAAGTGATCCAGCAGCTACGGTGACTAAAACTCAACCAAAAGATGTTGCGATAACTGATCAAAAAGGAAAGATTTGGAAAGTGTCTGAAATCGCCAAACTCAAGCCGTGGGAATTCGAGAAACTTGAAAAAGAAATCGACCTAGCACGACAAGAAGGGCGAATAACTCAATAACTAACCTCAAATAGAGGAAGGATAGAAAAATGGCTTTTAATTCAGCTTCAGGGTACAATAATTTACCGTCAGGTAATTTTGCTCCCGAAATCTTTAGCCAAAAAGTTCTTAAGTTCTTCCGTAGAGCTTCGGTTGCAGAAGATATTACGAATACCGACTATACTGGCGAAATTGAAAACTTTGGTGATACTGTTAACATAATGAAAGAACCAACACTGACTGTGTCTTCATATTCAAGAGGTTCTGTAGTTAACCCACAAGACTTGGCAGACGATCAAATAACATTGACTGTCGACCAAGCCAATGCTTTCGCATTCAAAATAGACGACATCGAAGAGAGACACTCTCACATTAACTTTGAAGCACTAGCAACTTCTTCAGGTGCTTATGCTCTAAAGAGAAAGTTCGATGCAAACGTTCTTCAAAGCTTATCTGACGGTGCTGGAATTGCAGCATCTGCAGTATCAGGTACAACTTTAACAACTACTGCTGCGGCAGGTACATTAGGGACAACTGCTGCTCCTATCAACGTTGAGACAGACGATGCGGGTATCAATATGATGCTTGCAATGGCTAGACTTCTTGACGATGAGTCTGTACCTGAAGAGAACAGATGGTTTGTAGCACCTCCAATTTTTTATGAGAAAGTTTTCCAAGCAGGAAACAAGATTGCTGAAGTTCAGGTAACTGGCGACGGTACATCTCCTCTAAGAAATGGTCTTGCAACAGTCGGAACTCTCGCTGGTTTTAGATGTTACAAGTCTACAGCTTTAAATAGCTCTGGTGGAATTGATCAGGTAACATTAACAGATGCTGCTGGTACATTAGCTACTGATGCTTCTGAGAATGTTGTTTTAGCGGGTCACATTTCATCATGTGCAACAGCGTCCCACATCGCAAAGACAGAAGTGGTACGTTCAACTGAATCATTCTCCGACGTCGTTAGAGGATTGCATGTCTTTGGAAGAAAAGTTCTAAGACAAGAAGCAATCGTTCGTGGCGTTGTAGACTTTGCGTAAGGGAGACTAGATAAATGGCTACTTATACTATTACAGGTGCTACTGCTGGTGTTCCACTTGGCATTAAACCTCAGATTATTGAAGTTGTTCTCGACTTCTCTAGCACTAGCTTAACTACTTCAGATTCTGTCGAAGTTTTTGAAATGAAAGCTAATACACTTGTTCTTATGGCAGGTGTTGAGGTTCTCACTGTAGCATCAACTGGTTCTCCAGTTCTTGACTTAGGTGACGATGCTGATGATGACTTGTACGTTGCCGCTTTAAGTGGTACTGCTACTGGTCATGAGATCAACAACGCAGCAGGAACTGCAAAGCTATACACTGCAGCCGATACTATCGACTTGATTGCTAATACAGCAACTTTCGACGGTAAGGTCAGAGTGTTCGCAGTTATCGCAGAGCTTGGTACTGCAGAAACTGCAGCAGCTTTTGCTTAAATAACTAACTCAGGAGGGCAGGGCAACTTGCCCTCTTGACAACAACGAGGTAGCGTATGTCTGAGAAAGGTACAATGAAAGGTCACACCATCAAAGGTGGTCACAAACGCCCAACTAAAAAGGGTGCGGGTATGACTGCTAAAGGTGTAGCTAAGTATCGAAAGGATAATCCCGGATCAAAGCTCAAGACAGCAGTAACTGGCAAAGTCAAGCCGGGGAGCAAAGCTGCCAAACGTAGAAAGTCCTATTGTGCAAGAAGTGCAGGGCAAATGAAAAAGTTTCCTAAAGCGGCAAAAGATCCGAATAGCCGTCTAAGACAGGCTAGAAAGAGATGGAAATGTTAATTTCAATTAATTTCACACTATTTAAATTTTTTAATACCATAGCCACCAAGTTTTATAATCGTTACGTGCGAATGTTACACAAGTCACAAGGTAGATAATGGTCACAGTTGAGCAGTTTCTGAAATGGAAGATACTCCCAAGATGTATGATGCTTGCAAGCACAGTCATGTCTTGGAGATGTGCTGAGTGGTTCATGGATTTAGATGCACCCACAGCAGCTCAATCAGCATTTGTATCCGTCGTTATGGGCGTGATGACAGGTGTATTTGGTATTTGGATGGGTCACGAACACAAGGAGCATAAATAATGTTAACAGCGTTAATAGGTCCTATTGCTAATCTTGCAGGTTCGTGGATGGAAAGCAAGGTAGAGAAAGTCAAGGCTGATGGTCAAGCTAAAGTAGCACAAGCCAAAGCTAAAGCAGTCGTCGCAGAAAAAGTAGCAGCAGGAGAAGTTGCTTGGGAGAAGTCTATGGCAGATGCCACAGATGGATCATGGAAAGACGAGTTTGCACTTATTGTCCTTCTACTACCTGCTATATTAGTCTTCATTCCTAGCATGACAGAGTATGTACGAGCAGGGTTTGAAGTTTTGAATACGTTACCAGATTGGTATCAGTATCTTTTATTTATAGCCGTTAGTTCTTCTTTTGGAATTAAGGGTGTTGGTCAAGCGATGAAACTGATGGGGAAAAAGTGATGAGTTGGCTTTTTAATTTATTTAAGTATTCAGAAGATTTATCTAAACATAGACTTCATACAACCAAGTATGAAGACTTGTGTATGTAGAGGAGAAAATATGGCTAAGAAAAAAGGAAGTCCTAAACCAAAGAATCCAAAACTTTACGCTTCAGTAAAAGCTGCGGCCAAGAAGAAATTCAAGGTGTACCCGTCAGCGTATGCAAATGCTTGGCTTGTACGTGAATATAAGAAACGTGGCGGTACTTACGCATGAGCCTGACTAAGTGGTTCAAAGAAGATTGGCGTGATGTCAAGACAGGCAAAAAGTGTGGTCGTTCTGGTAAAGAAAAAAAGAAAAGACCCTATCCTGCCTGCAGACCTAAAGCCGTAGCAAGTAAGATAAGTAAGAAAGAAGCAAGTAAAAAGACAGGACCTGCAAAGGTAAAGTGGTCTGTTACTGCATCAGGTCGAAAACGTAAGACAACAAGGAAGAAAGCATGAGTAGTGACAAATACACTAATCAACCTAGAAAACCTCAAATGGAAGCTTCTCTTAATTTAAAAAGAAAAAGAAATCAAAAAGTAACAGGTAGTTTGTATTATGAAGGCTCAAAGACAAAAGACGAATTTAAACCTAATAAATATGTAACTGTAAAACAAAAGTCTAAAACAAAAACATTAAGTGGAAACGTAAGTTTTGATTTAAATCCTGTTCGAGCAACTTTGTTCGGTTCTAAAGCTAGAACAAAGGGGGCTTATTCAGAGCAAGTACCATTCGGGACTTATGAGGGTACGTGGAAGAATATAGAGAAGAATATAGGTGGTGCATTAGGGTATCAAGTAAACGAAAACAACAGAGTTGGTATACAGGTAAACAAGAGGTTTTTTGAAAACCAAAAAGGCAGTGAAAATCAAGTTAGTTTAAATTATTCTGTAATGGATCTAGGTGGCGGTAATCTTGATGTTTCCTTAACAGGTACAGACCCTTTTAGTGGTAAAAAAACAAAAGCAATGAACTTACGATACAAGGTAGACTTTTAAAATGAAATATGAACGTAGTGAACTAGTTAAAATGATAGCTTTACATGAAGGACTCCGATTACAAGTATATCAAGATCATTTAGGCATAGATACGATTGGAATCGGTCGTAACTTGGAAGACAGGGGTATCACAGATGGTGAACTATCTTTTATAAACAAAACTATGGAAGATGTTTACGAAGTTGGTCTTACCGAAGAAGAAGCGTACTATCTCTGCATGAATGACATAGCAATTGTAGAAAAAGAGCTACTAGAACGAAAGCCACTTGTAAATCAACTTAACGATGTACGACAAATGGTGCTTGTTGATATGGCATTTAATATGGGTGTTCCTCGTCTTATGAAATTTAAAAACATGTGGATGGCGATAGAAAAAGTAAACTATCCTTTAGCTTGTGAAGAAATGATTGACTCAAGATGGGCAAATCAAGTAGGTAACAGAGCTATGAAATTATCTTTGGCTATGAAGAATGGAGAGTGGATATGACCGAAGAAAAGAAAAAATGTGCAACATGTGAATGTTACGAGTGTGACTGCGAAGAGTGCAATTGCGAATGCCACAAAGAAGATAATGATGAGGAGGTACAAGGAGTACCAGTGTGATTGAGTTCGTACTAGTGGTTATGATGGGATTAAAGATAATAGACCAAACACAAACCTTCGATAACATAGATAGATGTCTGTACTTTGCAGTAAGATTAAATGATCAAGCATCTATACCACAAAGGGAAGGACCTAACTTACAAATAACAGCGTATTGTAAACCGACAAGGAAAAAGTAAGATGTTAGCAGAATTAGCCGCAGCAAATGCCGCCTTTTCGGTTATTAAGCAATTTGTGTCCAACGGTAAAGAACTGAGTGGATGTGCGAAACATATAAGCGATTTTGTATTTTCAAAGGAAGCAATAGAAAAGAACCTTAAAAAGAAAAAGGCTAAAGGTGTAGGAGGTACAGACTTAGAAGAGTTCATGGCTCTTGAGCAGATAAAAGAAAAAGAAGAAGAACTCAAGAAAATAATGATCTACTTAGGTCGACCCGGATTGTGGCAAGATTGGCAAGCCTTTCAAGCCGAAGCTCGTAAATCCAGACGCTACCAAGAAAAGATGGAAGAGAAGCGTAGAGAAGAGTTGATGGAATACGTAGGCTACGGAATAGCCTTTATAGTTGTATTATTCTTTGCAGGATTGATGGCGTGGTTTGCAGGCAAGTGGATGGGAAGATTTTGAGTCCGTGCGTAGGTGTCTGTACGTTGAAAGATAATGTGTGTATAGGCTGTAAGCGAACTATAGAAGAAATTAAAAAGGCGTACGAAGATACAAAGAGATTGACACAAGGCTAACTTATCTGTATAATCCTAAAAAGGAGTACATCTATGAAGAAATTAGCCGCACAAGCTTTAGCTTTTCAGTACAGATTACAGATTGAAAACGCCCAAACTATATTAAATAATAATAATTCAGCGTTAAATACAGTAGATCAAGCCTTGCACGATATTATAAATGCAACTGAAAAGTTAAAAATGTTAAATAGTATGATGATCAATTCTGTAGAAGAAATAAAAAAGAATAAGAAAGCTTCATAGAGTGGGTACGTACAGAGTAGTTAAGTTAAAAAAAAAATCTGCGTTTACTAATACCTTTCAACACTAAAC